GATAAAAAATAGGGGAATTCACAAAGCAACTTCATACGGTATGAATTTGATATGAAGCCCCCTGCGCCCCGATAACTGTTTCCTTACCCCATCAGTCGATGTGGATGACCACACCCGATGGCGGCTTCGCGTTCTTGTTCCCCACCACACACCACAGCACAGGGCATGACCACTCACCCCATGAACCCATCTCCCCGTCAGTGAACATGACCACGCACTCAGGCACAATCTGTTCCTTCTTCAAGTACTTAGGCACACATGCCGCATCAGTACCACCACCCCCTGCTGGACACGTTGACTTAGACATCTTCTCCAAGTCATCACGCCCATAGACTTCGTGCCGTGCGACTTGGGTATCCCAGTACAGTACGTCCACCATGTCGGGCTGGAGCGTCATGCATATCGCTTGCATCTCAGCCAAGAACGGCTCCAGTGCATAGAAGCATGAACCCGATGTATCTGCGCCGAGAACCACACGGCCCATCGTCTCGCTCACCGTGCTAGGCATATACACATCATGCTGGAGCCAACGGCGGTTGACCTTCTGCCATGTAGAGATATCTTTACCAGCAGCAAGCGAGGACAAGTACTCACGCAACTGAACACGCCAGTCAACCTTCGGCTCGGTCAACGCACCCAGCACAGCAGACTGATTGCCGTTCATCTTCCCTGCCAACATCTGACCCTGCCGTATCGCTTGGTCAATCTCACGTTGCACTTCCTGTATGTCCTCGGGAGTCATGTCGCTCGTATCCCAATCATGCTCATCAAGACCAGCGTCCTCGTCACCGCTCGGGTCACCATCGCCATCACCGTCACCGTCACCCTTACCCTCGCCCTTCTCTTTCTCCTTGTCATCGTCCTCGGCATCTTGGGTCAACGCATCGAACACTTGCTGCGAGTCCATGTCACGGTACTTCGTATCCAGCAGTCCACCCTCGGGCAACTTCACGAACCCATTCGATGCCCTGCCGATGTCATAGATGATTAGGTTAATCACGTAGTCACACGCCACGTTTGCCCGCTTGCCGTTTATCTCGTAGAGATGTTTCCACAAGAACATATGCATGAACGCCTTGTGCAAGTTCTCGTGCAGGACAATGGCACGTAGTTCAGCGTCAGTGAGTTTGGCAATGAACGCTTCGCCGTAACGTGCATCCACGCCATTGGTGCTGGCAGTAGCAACGTCCTTACATACTGAGTACTTGCCGACAAGGATGACACCCGAGTACTCCATAGTTTGTGGGTGGGACATGATTTCCACATGGCATCGTTCGAGACGCTGTAGTGGGGTCAGTGATTGAGTCTGAGTTAAGAACATAGGGATTCCTTTCTATAGGGATACAAAACACGGGGAGATGGGTTCATGGGGTGAGTGGTCATGCCCTGTGCTGTGGTGTGTGGTGGGGAACAAGAACGCGAAGCCGCCATCGGGTGTGGTCATCCACATCGACTGATGGGGCAAAGAAACAGTTATCGGGTGACTTCATCGGGGGGCAGCTTCATCGGGGACTTCATACCTGACTTCATACCGTATGAAGTTCCCCTATTTTTTATCAACCAGCGAAAGGAACTTTTATGCCAATGATTACCAAGGAAGATTTTGTAGGTGTTGATTACACCGACTACATAAATACGTACGACTACGCTAAGAGTGTGGGGCATCTGTGGTGGGTAGATGAAATCCCCGTGCCCCGTGACTTGCATCGATTCATGATGGACTTTCGGCATGCCCGCCGCGATGTGGTGTGGACGCTACCTAAACAAAGCAGACCAACTTTTAACCCTGATAACTATGACATCTACAACACCGTGGGTGTAGCTTACAAGGAAGCCCCTGAACTACGTGTAGGTATGTTGTTTTTGGATAGAGACAAGAACGGCAGGATGATGTTCTGTGTGCAGTCAAAGACAATTGCAAACGAGAAGTACGGCCCCGGCAAGGACGGGTATACCGTGAAGCAGACATCTAACTTTGCCAATGCTGTCAAGAATGCCAAGACGTACTTGAAGCCCAAGATGTTGCAGTCGCTAATCAATGACCACGGTGTGGTTTTTAACAATGCGATTGCCTCATTGAGTGACCCCGCTAGGAATGAGTATTACCAAATCAGGAACATCGACCAGCCGATGATTGAGGAAGTGGAGAACATGGTTCGTTCGGGATACCAACCCGCAACCGAAGCGTTCAAGAAAGCGGTGGCACTAATAGCAGAGAAAGGCGAGGAACTGAAACGTATGGCGAACTACAAACCCAAGACATGTTTTGTGTGGTCTAAGCCTGACCGTGTGGTGATGCAAGTTGAAGACGAGATGGAGCAAGTGCTATTCAAGCTGGACGATGTGCCCGACCACATCCGCAACAAGGTAGCTGTTTTGCAGATTGCTGAAGTACGCAAGCCCATTGTCGATGTGGGTGTGCGCTTCACAGATACATTTTTCTGTGTGTTTATTTAAGAGGAGGACAAGTGATGGACAACGAAGAAGCCTACGAGGACAGCTACTACGGGAACAGGCCGTTCAAGGAAGTGGTGACAAACGATGTGCTGACATCCGAATGGTGGTTCAAAACATATGCACATGCGTTAGGGACTGCTAGGTACAGCTTTGGGTGGAATGACCCGCGATACCCTTCAACCCTTGTACGCACCCTACCCCAACCTAGGATTGACCACGTACCCCAATACTCTATACCAATCCCGCCAGTGGACGACCCGCAAATAGTCCACGCACTGATAGCAAAAGCGGAGACAAAAGCAGCATTGCGAGTAGCTATCAAAGACAATGGTCTGATAGATATCATAGACTTTACATTGCCAAGTTTCCAAGGTAAGCTAAGGAAAAACATGGCGCAGAAGGATGCCCCTGCTTGGGTGATACGCGCTATTTGTACGTTGCGCATTGCACGAGAAGGCAGCTACATAGATGGGCTAGGACTCAAGGTCAGCGATGACTTGTACTACCTAGAACCGCAGGAAGAGAGTGACGACTTGGAACAGAGAAAGGAGAGTGAACAGTGATAGCAAACCTAATGTTCGACATACCCGCTGAAGAGAAAGCATTCATGCGGGCAGCACGAGCGGATGAGTTGTACCAAGCCTTGGTGGACATACAAAAGATGTCGTATGGGGCAACGGGGAAGCAATTAAAGTATTTGGATGACTCCGATGCTTTGCGTGACATTCGGGTACGCCTCGACCAACTAAGAAAAGAGACAGGAGATTTAGCATGAGTGACTACTGCGTGTATTGCCTGACACCCAAGGGTGAGAAGTACCACTGCTGTCAGGAGAACCACTTCATACCGTATGAAGATTTGTATCCCGAAGACCGAGAACTTATCGATGCGGAAACAGCAACAGAAACAGAAGGAGACAACTAATGGCTACGTTAACGAACAAAGACTTTATCGCTGCGAAGGCAACGCAGATTGCATGGGTGCTGGATGAGTTGCTGAAGGGTAGACACCTTACCCCTATAGATGCGCTCAGAGAATGCGGGTGCTTTCGCCTAGCGGCAATCATTCACATACTGAAGAAGGAGGGCGGGTGGAACATTGTCAACGTGTGGCATACATCTACGAAGAGCAAAAAGCGGTTTGCCAAGTACGTAATGCAGAGCCCGCAACGGCTGTGAACACGGAGCGCAACATGAAGTACATACTAGATTTCTTTGCTTTGGTTGGCTTATCTGCCACGCTCATAGTTGCCTGTTTTTGGGCGGGTTACGCAACATACGAACCAAAATGCAGCATGTGGATTGCTGCGCTTACCAAGGAGTGCAAGCAATGACTGCCATATTACGCATAGAAGAAGGTTTTGACGATGACCTATGGGAACTAGAGTTATCTGTTCGCGTATGCAATTGCTTAAAAGCTAAAGGCATCTTTTCAAGACGTGTTTTACTTACCTACTCTAAAGAAGAGTTACGCAATATTCCAAACTTTGGGTACACATCACAATACGAGGTCATCAAAGCATTAGCGAAGCAAGGGCTCAAGTTAAGAGACCACCATTCCCCATCACCTTCACGGCGGTTTATACAAGTTGAGCATCATCTTGAATGTGCCGAAAAGTCATTCGCATTAGCCCGCGAAGAGTTGCTTAAAGCAATGAGCGAGTTTGCCAAAATCGAACACACGCTTGAAGGATGGAGGAAACCATGATTGCCAAGGAGAAAGCATGAAATCTGAAGAAGACGAAGCATTTGATGAACTCGCCCGTAAGCAGGGTAGCTGGGGCGGTGGCTTTCAAGCCAAGCGGCGCATGGCGGAGGACAAGTTGCAGAAGCCGTGGAGGTGTCAGCACGGCTGGCTGCGCGGAGAGCAATGCGAAATCTGCAATGCATCACTTGCACCAAAGCCAGCGCAGGACGGGAAATGCAAGTACTGTGTTGACGGATGTATTGCGTGTGATGCAAGGGCACAGAAGGAAGCAATCTACGGCATGAACCAAGACGATTGGAAAGACGTAGTTGCCGCGATAGCCAAGGTGCGTGATGGCAGGGGGATATACCTAGCATGCCGCCCTGCTGATGTGTTTCAAGATTGGTTCCTCGCGCTTGGTACAGCTAAGGTAAAGGAGAAGAACAATGATTGAAGAAGACGATGACATCCAAGACTACAAGCGCCCGTGGGTAGGGCTGACGGATGAGGAAAGAGATATGTTTATTTACATAGATGAGAAAGACAAGCGACGATTCCGTAAGTACGGGGAATACATTGAGCAGTTACTGAAGGAGAAAAACAATGCTTAGCATTGAACACCAGCAAATGCTGGTATGGGCATCACGCCCCAAGCGCGAGGACTTCAACGTGGACAACAAGGAACTGGATGAAGTCATTGCGGCTATCCGCAGGGCAGCACCGGAGAAGTTTATTAAGAGTAGCGTGATGGGGGTGCGGAAGTTTTACGACGAGCCAAGGGACGGGGTAGTTACCCCACATGACAGCTACGTGCGTTCACGTGTGTCAAGCACTTATTAGGAGAGAAACGAATGATGACACCGGAAAAGAAAGTCAAGGCAGAGGTAGTGCGCATACTAAAAGTTTATGGTGCGTACTACTTCTACCCTGTTGCTGGCGGCTACGGTGCTGCCGGTATCCCCGACATTGTGGGTTGCTACAACGGTAGGTTCTTTGCTGTTGAATGCAAGGCTGGCAAAGGCAAGACCACTGCACTTCAGGATAAGAACATAGCGCAGATTCATGGACAGGCTGGGTACGCTATCGTGGTGAACGAAACCAACACACAAGATGTTGCCGAGATGATGAAGAGGATATGGGAGATAGATTTTGGAACGAAGGAAACGAAGGAAACGAAGGAAACGAAGGGAACGAAGGAAACGAAGGGAACGAAGGGAACGAAGGGAACTAAATGAGCATTATCACAATCGACTTTGAGACGTACTACTCAAAGGACTTCAGCCTGAGCAAGATGACCACAGAGGAGTACATACGCGACCCGCAGTTTCAAATCATTGGGGTTGCGGTGAAGGTGGACGATAACAAGACACGGTTCTTTTCGGGGAGCCACGAAGCCATACGCAACCAACTGCAAGGGTACAACTGGGCAAGCAGCATGGTGGTGGCGCACAACGCGATGTTTGATATGGCTATCCTTAACTGGATACTGGATATCAGACCAATGGCTATCGGTGACACACTGAGCATGGCACGGGCTATCCACGGCATAGAGGTGGGTAACAGCCTGAGCAAGCTGGCGCAGTACTACAAGCTAGGCGAGAAGGGGACTGAGGTAGTCAACGCCAAGGACAAGCGGCGAGAAGATTTCACCAACGAGCAGATGCGCAGCTACGCTGGGTACTGCGCAAACGATGTGGAGATAACCTACCAACTGTTCCTCACGCTCTTACCGCATTTCAACAAGACGGAACTGCGCCTGATTAACTTAACCATTCGTATGTTTACAGAGCCATCATTGAGGCTCGACGGCGTGCTTTTGAATAGTCATCTCATAGAAGTACGTGATAGCAAGAAGGCTTTGCTCACCCAGTCTGGGGCCAACATAGATGACTTGATGAGTAACTTCAAATTTGCAGAACTGCTGCGTGAGTTGGGTGTTGAGCCCCCGATGAAGATAAGCGCGACCACAGGCAAGGAGACGTTGGCGTTTGCCAAAACTGATGAGGAATTCAAAGCCTTGTCAGAACATCCTGACATGCGTGTACAAACGCTGGTGGCTGCTCGCTTGGGGAACAAGACCACACTGGAGGAGACACGTACAGAGCGGCTGATATCTATCGCTGACCGAGGGCTAATCCCCGTGCCCCTCTCTTACTACGCTGCCCATACTGGACGGTGGGGCGGTGCGGACAAGCTGAACTTTCAGAACTTGCCTAGCCGTGGACAAAATGCCAACAAGTTAAAGAAGGCAATACTCGCACCCGCAGGTCATGTCATCATAGATTGTGACTCATCACAAATTGAGGCCCGTGTGCTTGCGTGGTTCGCTGGGCAGGACGACTTGGTGAAAGCCTTTGCCGAGGGCGAGGATGTCTACAAAATCATGGCATCCGCTATCTACAACAAGCCCCGCGAAGAGATAGACAAGCAAGAGCGGTTCGTGGGTAAGACGACCATCCTTGGTGCAGGGTATGGCATGGGTGGCGCTAAGTTTCAGGCACAGCTAAAGACGTTTGGCACAAGCATTGAACTGGAGGAAGCTGAACGTATCGTGGACACCTATCGGGAAACCTATCCCCATATAAAGAAGCTATGGAGTGATGGCGGCAAGGCGATAGATGCCATGAACAAAAAGAAGACCATCAAGTGGGGAAAGGAAGGCGTAATCACGGTGGGCGCGGAGGGAATCATCATGCCCAACGGGCTGGTGCAACGCTATCCGAACCTGAAGAAAATCAAAGATACGCGAGACGGAAACACTGGGATGCAGTATATTTACGACTCACGCAAAGGCGTGACGAAGCTGTACGGCGGCAAGTTGACAGAGAACATTTGTCAGGGTTTGGCGCGCTGTATCATTGGTGAACAGATGCTGCGGATAGCTAGGAAGTACACAGTAGTACTGACCGTGCATGATGCCGTGGCGTGTATCGCACCAAAGGCCGAAGCTGAAGAAGCAATGGCGTACGTGATGGAGTGCATGCGGTATGTCCCTGATTGGGCACAAGGCATTCCATTGAACTGCGAAGCTGGATATGGAGATAGCTATGGAGATTGCTGAGATTGTTGATTACGCTAGACCCTGCATGGAGGCAGAGAAGGCATTGAAGGACGCACACGATGCTGTGTTAGATGGGAAATTTGATGAGGCCATGACCAAGACTATGGATGCATTAGTAAGTGTGCGGCTGATGTACGGTGCGCTGCGGCACATGAAAGAGCGGAATGCACAGAACGAAAAAACCGTATGAACACAAAGCCCCGCTCATCCGCAACTTACTAAAAGCAAACATAGAAGGCTTGACAGCGCAAACCATAAGCATACGTTTGGAAACGGATGAACGCCATATTTACAGGGTGCTAAACAAAATGCCTGATGCATACATTGCAAGTTGGACTGAGGGTAAATACGTGGCTGCAAAATGGTGTGTGGCGTATGTCCCTCCGCACTGCCCACCCCCGCTAAAGAAAGACAAAACAAAGCGAGTACGAGCAAAATGAAACCATCATCATGGAGTTACTCGGGCATAACGCTGTTCGACCAATGTCCCAAGAAGTACTACCACATGCGGGTAGCCAAGGACATTTTAGAACCCGCGAGTACCGCCATGATGTACGGCACAGATGTGCATGCCGCTGCTGAACACTACATACGGGATGGCACTCCTCTCCCTGAGAAGTACTCATACCTAAACCCGTTACTGGATAAGCTGAACACGTACCCCGGCCAAAAGTACTGTGAACTTGAGATGGGATTGCAACGGGTGGATGGGCGGTTGCTCCCCTGCGCATTCAACGACCCCAATGTTTGGTACAGGGGCATTGCCGATTTGGTAATCATTAGCCCCGATGGGAAAATGGCGCGTATCATTGACTACAAGACGGGCAAGTCCAGTAGGTATGCAGACACCAAGCAGTTGGCATTGATGGCGGCGTGTGTGTTCCTGCACTTCCCGACTGTCGTGCATGTCAAAGCTGCCTTGCTGTTCGTGGTGGCTGAGGATTTGGTCAAAGCGGAATATGATGCTCCCACTGGGATGCGCATCTTCACAGAACTGGACAAGATATTGGTACAACGGGATGCGGCTTACGAGAGCGAAGTATTTAACCCGAAGAAGAACTTTACATGCAAGGCGTATTGCCCTGTGCTGATTTGCCCCCATAATGGAAGGAGTGGATGATGGCGTACAAGAACAAGGAAGACCGCAATGTTAAGCGGGAGTACGAGTTAGAGAAGACACGAGATGGCGCACACGAGGCCCGCATGGAGCGGCAACGTGCTAGACGAGCCTTAGACAAGAAAGGCGTTGACCGCACGGGTAAGGATGTTGCCCATGTCAAAGCCCTGTCTAAAGGCGGTTCAAACAAGAACGGTGTGAGGCTTGAGCCCGCATCAAAGAATCGGTCATTCCCAAGGAATGCTGACAAGTCAATGAAGTAATTTGGTTTTCGGTTTCGTAGACAGTCTCACGAAGTTAGGTGCAAGTGTGAGTGAGACGAGGGGTGCTATCCCCTGCATGAGATAACTGCATCAGTTAACACGGTAAGGTTCCAACCGCGAGTTAACGGACACCTCGGAAAGACGAGGACTAATTTCCTCCGAACACCATGTTTGGAGTGCTTACCTATAGGAGTCCATGTGGAAATCATTGATAACAGAGCCATCTTATTGAAGGTGCGCAACCCTGACCGCATCACAACGGTCATACCCAAAAGCAAAGTAATCACCGTAGGGGACGGGTTCTCAGAAGTGCTGGTGCATTGGGGACTAGAAGAAGCAACGGTACTGAAGAACCTACGCATTAACGTACCATCACCAATCAACGCTACGTACAAATGGCCCGGCCTGTACAAACCGTTCGACCATCAAAAAATTACATCATCGTTCCTAACCCTGCATCGACGGGCGTTCTGTTTCAACGAGCAAGGCACAGGCAAAACTGCCAGTGTGATTTGGGCATCCGACTACCTGATGTCCCTTGGGTTCATCAAGCGGGTACTCATCATCTGCCCCCTATCCATCATGGACTCGGCTTGGCGCAATGACTTGTTCAAGTTTGCTATGCACCGCAGGGTGGATGTTGCATACGGTAAGGCATCAAAGCGTGAGGGCATCATCAACGGGGATGCTGAGTACGTTGCCATCAACTATGACGGTGTGGAGATTGTGGCAGACACTATCCGCAAGGGTGGGTTTGACTTGATAGTGATTGACGAGGCCAACGCATACAAGAATCCCTCCACGAAACGCTGGAAGGTGCTGCACAAAATACTGGCCCCACAGACATGGCTATGGATGCTCACAGGTACACCCGCATCCCAATCACCCACAGACGCATACGGCATCGCTAAGCTGGTCAACCCTGATGGCGTACCAAGGAATGCAGGAGCGTTCAAGGATGCTGTGATGAACAAAGTGACGCAGTTCAAATGGGTTCCCAAACCCGAAGCGCAAATCGTTGTTCACCGTGCCTTACAACCCGCTATTAGGTTTACGAAGGAGGAATGTTTAGACCTCCCAGACATGACCTACGTAACGCGCAACGTACCACTTACTGCACAGCAAGAGAAGTACTACCAGTTGCTCCGCCGACGGTTAATCGTGCAAGCTGCTGGCGAAGAGATAACCACAGTCAACGCCGCAGCCAGCCTGAACAAGCTATTGCAGTTGTCCGCAGGGGCAGTCTATTCCGACTCGGGTGAGACCGTGCAGTTCGATGCCAGCAATAGGCTTGCAGTCCTGCGGGAAGTCATTGAGGAATCCAGCCACAAGGTGCTGGTGTTCGTACCCTATCGGCATGGCATTGAGTTGGTGTGCGAAGACCTACGCAAGCATGGATACTCAACAGCGGTGATTCATGGTGATGTGCCCGTGGGTAAACGCACAGACATCTTTGACCGATTCCAAACGACTAATGCTCCGCAAGTGCTGGTCATCCAACCACAGGCCGCATCGCATGGCGTGACCCTACATGCCGCGAACACCATCGTGTACTGGAGCCCCGTGATGTCAGTGGAGACCTACCTCCAGTGCAACGCCCGTGTCCACAGGGCAGGGCAGAAGAACCCGACTACCGTGGTGCATCTACAGGGCAGCGGGGCAGAGCGCAACATGTACTCCATGCTGCATAACAAAGTCGATTTTCATAACAAAATAATCGACCTCTACAAAGAAATTTTATCCGACTAGTCTTGACATTGTTAAATTTAGTGCTACTATATCGGTTCCTCTTTCTAAGGAGTGCAAATGGTTCAAGATATTTCAGTTGATAGATTAGTCGCCGCTTACATCAAGATGCGCGACAAGAGAAGCGTAATCCTACGCGAGTACGAAGAACAAGACGGTGCTATCAAAGCACAGATGGAACTTGTGGAGACCAAGCTGCTTGACCTCTGCAAGACCCTCGACACCGACAGTCTGAAAACTCAACATGGTTTGGTCTACCGTTCGGTTAAGGCCCGCTACTGGACGAGTGATTGGCAATCCATGTACAAATTCATTAAGGAACACGACATGCCCGAACTCTTAGAGCAACGGGTTAGTCAGACCGGAATGAAGCAGCTACTGGAGGAAAACCCCGACCTCATGCCTCGCGGTATGAACATTGATAGAAAGTACTCAGTCACCATAAGGAGAAGCAAGAATGCAAGTTGAAGCATACACAGCGGAGGAAGTCGCAAAGCTATTGCGGGTCTCTCGGCAAACGGTCTACACGCTGATACGCGAAGGAAAGATTCCCCATTTCAAAGTGGGTAATAAGGTGCGCATCAAACGCGCAGACATTGAAAAAATCACCAACACCAACCCCCAACCTCAACCTACAGGAGAAGTTAAATGAGTGACAGCCTCACCGCTGACCAACAAGTACGGATTCATGCCGTTCAATTGGGATTAGCGTATTTCAATAGCCCTACGATTCCAAGTCAAGATAAAGACTTGTTTGAGATTATCGAAGCCATGTATCTGTTTATCAAAGGAGTAACAAATGAGTGAGTTGACATTGTTTTCTAAGGGCGGCAACACACTGCCCGCACACCTGCGCAACCTGCAATTGGATGCGACTACCAAGTCCCTGATGGGCGGCTCTAGCGGCGGCGCTAGTAAGCGTATCTCTATCCGTGGTGGCGTGTTCCGCATGCTTGTCGATGGCAAAGAGATTGCCCAAAACGAAGACCGCTCCATGAACATTGTGATTGTGGCGGCTAACGAGAACGTATCACGTACCTACTATGAAGGCACATATGAAGAAGGCAAGAACATTGCCCCCACATGCTGGTCAAACGATGGCATTGCCCCTGATGCAAAGTCAGATGAGCCTCAAGCCAGTAAGTGCGCCTCCTGCCCGCAAAACATCGCCGGTTCAGGACAGGGCACAAGCCGTGCTTGCCGTTACAGTCAACGCTTGGCTGTGACACTGGAAAACGATATGCAGGGTGATGTGTATCAACTGCAACTGCCCGGTCAGTCTATCTTTGGCAACGCTGAAAATGGCAAGATGCCCCTACAGGCATACGCTAAATTCTTGGGCGGTCATGGTATTCCTATCACCGCAGTGGTTACCGAAATGCGGTTTGATACTGCCAGTGCTACACCCAAGCTGACCTTTAAGGCTGTGCGTCCGCTGGAGCCTGAAGAACTGGAGAACGCACAAGAGAAGGGTCAGTCCCCTGAAGCGAAGATAGCGATTGCCTCAACATCTTCTGCTATGGATGGTGCTAAGCCAAAGGCCGCTATCGCTGCTCCCGCTGCCCTGCTGCTCCCGTTCAGGAAGCCCCTGCTCCCAAGGCCAAAGCCAAAGCCGCTGCTGAGCCCGAAGAAGAGGCAGCACCGGAAGTAGCGGAGCCCACCAAACGCGCTAAGAAAGCTACCCCAACGGACGTAGCTGAAGTCTTGGACGATTGGCTGGACTAACTCTTTCGGGGGGAAAGCGGATGCTAGATTAGTTCGGCGGTGCAAGTCCGTCACTAGTGCAGCGAGTACCCCCACCTAACACTATGAACAACAGAGGCTATTCACGTAAATTTATTGAAGCCAACAGGAAGGCAGACCAGTCTCATCTTGGTGTGCAGCTTGGACGCATATGTATTACGCGAGATATCCCCGTCCAAGATGCTGCTGACTTTTTAGGTGTGTCCCGTCAGGCCGTGTATCTGTGGTTCTTAGGTAAGTCATTGCCTCACCCATCAATGCGCGAGACCTTGCATGATGTCATCAAGAAACTAAAAGCGCGGCAACCGTTGTAACTCAGTCCTCCGTCGCCAGCGGGGGTTCTGAAATTTTGAGAGCGAACAATGACCTCACGGACTTCCTTTTTCTCTGCCGTGCTTGCGTCCGAAGGGATGTACTGCGTGGTAGGGCTGAAGAAAGGTGTGCCAAGACAAACATTCGTAGAGACAGCCGAGGAGATAGATGGTGTAGTTGATGGGTTGATGTCCCAAGGGTATGACGCATATTTTGGATGTGCCAAGTATGCAAACCCTATCGATGGGCGCACCATGCAAAACGCAAAGTGGTTTAAGGCTTTTTGGCTTGACCTTGATTGCGGAGATGCAAAACCATACGACACGCAGACCACTGCTCTCACTGCCTTACGAGCGTTCGTTGACGCTACTGGACTTCCAAAACCGACCATCGTTAATTCGGGGCGCGGTGTACATGTCTACTGGACATTGACAGAAACAATAGGCTACAACGATTGGAAGCCTGCGGCTGAAGCGTTCAAGAAGTTCTGTGCCCAGCACAAGCTACACGCTGACCCAGCAGTAACGGCTGATGGAGCCCGAATACTCCGAGTGCCGTACACGCTTAACTATAAGGACACACCTCCCAACAAAGTCACGGTGGTACTTGAGTCACAACCTACAACATTCAATAGGTTCAAGGAAATCATCGGAGCTGGACAGGTGGATGAAGACCCAACACAGCCATTTGCTACACCAGCGCATCGCCGCCCAATGGATGCAACGACCCGCGCTTTGATGGGTAACAGCATTTCCAAGTTCGGAACCATCATGCGTAAGGCAGCACAGGGTAAAAGCTGTGCCCAACTTGTCCATATCTACAAGAACCAGCAAGAGATTGATGAGCCTTTGTGGAGAGCGGGGCTGTCGATTGCGGTCAACTGCGAGGACGGGGAACTTGCCATACACAAGATATCCCATGCCCATGATGAGTACGACCCGCAAGTAACCAAGGTCAAGGCAGACGTTCTACTTGGCAAGCCGTACAAGTGCAGCACGTTTGAGAACCTGAACCCCAGCGGCTGTAAAGAGTGCCCACACAAAGGCAACATCACTTCCCCTATTCAGATAGGCGCACAGATTGCAGAAGCAAAGGCTGAAGACAACATCGTTGTGATGCGTAACGCTACGCTGGAAGAAGAAATCACGGTTGAAATTCCTGAGTACCCATTCCCATATTTTCGTGGCAGGAATGGCGGGGTATACAAGCGGGGCAACCCCAATACCAAGAAGAAGACCACGAAGAAGCAGGAAGACGAGGAGGAAGACGATGAACGTGACCAGTTAATTTATGAGTACGACTTCTATGTGGTCAAACGGCTAACAGACCCCGATGCTGGCGAGTCCCTATGGATGCGCTTGCATATGCCCAAGGACGGGATTCGGGAATTTTCATGCCCCCTGTCAAGCGTTCTCTCCAAGGAGAAATTCCGCGAAGTCATTGCCTATCAGGGGGTCACTGCACTTAACAAGAAATTGGATGCGCTTATGTCATATGTAACACGCTGGGTAAACGAACTACAACAAACTGCTGAGGCTGAGAAGGCACGGCAACAATTTGGCTGGTGCGAGGACGATACCAAGTTCGTCATTGGTAATCGGGAAATCACAAGTAGTGGGGTCAACTACAGCCCCTCTTCATCTGCTACGGCACACCTTGCGACCATGTACACCAAGAAGGGTACTATCCATGAGTGGGCAAAGGTGGCAGACAACTACGCACGGAAGGGCAACGAAGTCAGGGCGTTCACACTGTTCGCAGGGTTTGGCTCGGCGCTGTTCAAATTCACCAAGCTGAACGGGGCAATCATCCATCTGACGAACAACGGGTCAGGCGTGGGTAAGACAACCATCCAACACATGGTTAACAGCATTTGGGGTCACCCTGTTGAGACCCTGCTGAACCAAGACGACAAGTACTTGGCCCGTATGCACCGTATCTCGGTGCTTGGCAACATCCCCGCAACGATAGATGAGTTGACCAACATGCCCGACTCCGAAGTCAGCATGACCGCTTACGGGCTAACGCATGGGCGGGGACGCAACCGCATGCAGAGCCAAGTCAATGCAGAACGGCTGAACATCCTGCGCTGGTCATTGATTGCCATCACCTCGGGGAACAAGAGCCTGTACGACCAGTTGTTCAACCTCAAGGATTTTCCTGAAGGCGAACTGATGCGCATACTGGAATTCAACGTCTCCAAGAACGACGACATGAGCAAGACCGAATCTGACTCGGCGTTCAATGGCATGTATGAGAACTACGGCATTGCTGGTGAGATGTTCATCCGCTACGTGATTGCCAATCTGCCTGAAGTCAAGGAGATGATTACCAAAATTCAGCGCAAGTTTGACAAGGCAGCGGGCATCACCCAGCGCGAACGGTTTTGGTCAGCTACGGTGGCATGCGCTCTCACGGCTGGCATCATCACCAAGAAGCTGAATCTACACAACATCGACGTAGGAGCAATCTACCAGTGGGCTGTGGAAACAATTGGCAGGATGCGCGTTGAAGTGCGGCCCGGCGTCACTGGCCCTCTTGCACACCTTGGGTTGTTTCTTAACAGGTACAACAACAACATGCTCATCATCAACAGCACTGTGGACAAGCGTTCCGGTCTTACCGAAGCACCCGTGCGGGAACCCCGTGGGGAACTCATCAGTCGCTTTGAGCCCGATACGAAGCAGTTGTTCATCTCCGTCAAGATACTGCGTGAGTGGTGCAGCGAGAACCAAGTTTCCTACAAAGCCTTGGTGGATGATTTGAACAGCCTCGGGGCTGGGATGGGCATCGTCAAGAAAGCCATGTCTCGCGGGTCAGACATGTCAACGCCAGCGGTGAGCGCCTTGGTGGTGGATTGCGCAAAAGCAACGGTCTTGAACCCTGAAGACAATTCTTTGCCTTCTCCGTCGTATGACGATACTGAATAGCGGTGTACCAGTCATAATAGAGTGGCATAAGTTTGTGATTGGCAGTTCGTTCTACATACCGACGTTAACACCTGATACGTTAACGGAAGCCATAGAACGTGCTGCTGACCTGCGGGGCATGAAAGTCAAGTCCCGTTTTAGTTTGGAGGGGGCAACTCAAGGCGTAAGGTTCTGGCGGATAAATTGATTTCGTGCTAGAGTTCGCCTAGCACTAATCTCCTTGGCTTTAGTTGCTCTCTCCTCCTTTTACCCCGAGTAACCCTCGGGGTTTTTCTTTACTCCATCTCCGCAATGCTTTGCTCAACCTCATCGCGGATTTTCTTGGAGACCGTAGTGCCGTGGTACATCTCTTCCGATAACTGTTCCCTTGCCCTCATGGACTTGTTGATGGTCGCATCGGTAATGCCCAAGTCGTGCTTGTCGCTCAGGGCAAACAGCTTTTCCCGAATCTCATCGGCGCGGTCAGTGTCACCCATCTTGTCAGCAATGTAGTACTGCTTGAGCAACTTCTTGCTCTTTCCTACAGTCGCTTCATCAAGGTTCTTGGCGTACTGTTTCATCTCCATCCGATTCAACAAGTCGGCAGGGGCAAAGCCTAGGACTTGCATGGTTGCGTTGTAGCCGTTGATGTCCCCCATAACAGGGTCACCGCGCAGCGTGTTAGCGCCCTCAACCGCGTATCGTAAGCCCTTTGCCGGGTTACGAAGTACCGCAGGCAGCATAGCCTCCGCACCGCGCCAAAAGTGTCCTTCACCTATCAATTGCGAACCACGGTAAATACTGTCCACCACAGCATACGGCGCACCGGCTATATTGGTCAGCATGCTGGTCAACGCACTTGCATCGGCGCTGCCACCCTTGCTCTCACGGTAAACCAAATCCGTCCAACCCACACGGTCAGCAATGCTGAGGTTGGTGAGGTAGTTCACTGGGCCTTTGTACACTATCTCATGAAGGTACTTACGCATCATGGTGTCAAAGTTGTCGTCGTCATCGTCTTGGAAAGCGTCATACGCCATCTGTACAACCCAAAGCAAGGGTAAGCCCTTAGCACCAGCAAACAACCCTGCCATGCCGTATATGCCCGCCAACTGCCTACGCGCTGCTTGCATCTCTTCAACTTGGGTGGGGCTCATGTCCTTGCTTATGGGGAAAGACCGGCGTATGTTGTCGAACAACATGTAGTACATGGTGAACCCGAACCGCTTGAACACGGTAAGAACTTTACCGAAGTTGCTGTGACCAATGCTAGGGCCGGATACCGCACTGCCAGCACCATGCGTTAATTCCGTAACACGTACGGCTTTTTCAATTGCCTGCTTCTGGGCTGCGTCCCCAGTAATCCCCTTACCTTTTAATCGCTCCATCTCCAAATCAAACGCAGCAACCGCAGTGATTTCACGGTTCATCCGTTCGGTGTGGTGCATTAAAAAGCCCGAAGCGGCAGCAACCTTTTCCCCCAACGGCCTCTTGCCACCACTGTCAGCCGAAGCGCGTTCTGATGCTTCTAGTGCATCGCGGGCGGTGGAGTTTTGCAGAAACCCAAGAGCCGACAACCGCTCAATCAGGGCTTTGTACTCGGGGTTTTTACCTGCGCGTATAAGGTTCTCAATGGAGAGCATGGCCCGCTCTTCAGACTCTTTCCCGTTGATGTCGATGACTTTGCGCTTGAACCCGCTGATTCTGTATAGGTCGAAGGCTTTATGCAAGGCTTTGCGGGAGTTACCCCAGCCGTGTACACCAGCCAAGTGAGGCAGCACAACCATCGGGGTCTGCAACGTATTGACGAACGCAGAGGACACGTTGAACGCCAAGTTGAAGTAGAAAGCACCCGTGCTGGCGTACCGTGCCCATGTGGCGACATTCGGACTCATCGCGTATTCACGACGGGCTTCAAATTCCCTGACGTATTCGGCAGCGATAGTGCTATCTTCACCACGCATCTGCCTACCCTTTTCGCTCATCTTATCGACAAGCCCTTGCAGGGTCTCGCTGTACCGCATACGTGACAACTGTCTAGCAGTAGAACTAGACACATTGGCAAAAGCCAGAGCCGGGTCGTTGATGTAACCGGGCGTACCTTTACGTGTCTGGAAAGACTTCATCAGGCTGGTCTCGGGCATCGCGCTAACGATAAGCTGGATGAACTTATCCACACCCACATCGTCTACACCGTTGTCCTTCATTATCTTGATGATGTTCGCCGCCATAGTGCCAGCAGGAATGTTG